ACCATCCCAGAAGCCATCGAAAGGATTTCCACAACCAACCCCAGCAGTCCGCTGGCCGTATTCCGCACCAAGTACGCTCACCTCGTGGAGGTTGTGTTCGCGAATACGGTGGTGACCCAATTCTGGATAAACCAGGGCCACATAAATTACCTGGGCACGTATCACCGAGACAATCTGCACGCAGCCGAAAGGCGATTTCAGGATTATTTCGAGAGCATGCCGAAGGCAGCATGATGGGACGCTTGGCTGGTTTTTGGTTGCTTGATAATTGCTTGGGGGGCATGACATGAGATTCGATAGTGCTAGACAAGCGTGGCACGACGCCTTTGATAGCTCCACAGCTGCATTTGATTATGAGGCCATGGGCGGCCGAAGTACGGTTTTATCAGCTGGGAGAGGGCGAAAGGTTGTAATTCGCGGAGAGGTGCTGGGTAGGGCCAACCAAGTTATTTGCCGGGTTGCAGCCCCAACACTAGTTGCGAAAGAAACCCCCGGAGCCAAGGACAGCGGCAACCGCATCATGGATGCCTGTGAAAAGGGCTTGATTCAAGATGCAGTCGCCAAGCTGCGAGCAAGTGATCCTCTGGCCTACTGCTGGGGCATGGCCGCCTACGCCCCGCCAGCCTCAAGAGTCAAAGAGCGAGCGGCACTACTGAAGTACCTGATGAATGAATTCGACAAATGGGAGGAGCCGCACCCGCGAGAAAAGGTTAGCCAGCTGGCGCTATTTTGTATTAATGCGTGTGCACTGCGTGATGTAAATGGCCGAGTAATAGACCTGGGCCAAGCGCGGACAATTTTAGGGTGTGACAAAAAGCGTTGGGATAGGGAGTGGGTAAAAATTTGGAAACGTTTGCAGCGGCGTTTGGACCCATTACCCGCAAGAGCTTTAGGGCCTGTTTCTGAGGTTGTGCAGGAGTACAGAGGGCAGCTTAAAGCCGCTTGTTGACAGCTTTGTCCTGAGTAGGTATAAATTCCCCATAATGCGGTTTTTCCGCTTTGCAGAATAAAACCGGCCTCTGAGCCGGTTTTTTTACGCTGTTAATTTCTAAATCTATTGAGCGAATGTATGCACATGGAAATATTGGACGTAAAATTCTCATGAACTATTTTTATATAATTTTTTTAATGTTGTTAAGCATAAGCAGTTTAGCTTCTAATGATACTTTCTTCATGGAGGTGAATAATAATTCAAGCCATGAAAAAATCTCGAAGATTGATAGTACAGACCAGAGCACTAGAGATGAAGCAAGGATGGGTGCTGAATTAGATAATTGTATGAGCTTACTTAGAGATAAAGTAGTAGCTTATGCTTCTAGTCCTAATGGTATGAGTATAGATAAGCTTGTATATAAGGGAAGTCTAGATGATGAGTATAGTGTATCTAGAACACTGAGATCCATAATGAAGAGTGGTGTAGAGGAAATATCCTATTTTACACTAGAAGCTTATAATGCTCGCTATGGAGCTTCTCCTATACCCAATGTAAGAGATGAAATAGAACCAACGCATTTAATTTTTATTAAGCCGAATGGTAATAGATTTTCCAGTGGTTTAAGTTTTCCTGCTGGTCGCTCAGGTGATGTTTGTTATTTCCTTGAACCTGAACTTTTAGTTATTGACTGATATATGTAAATGTTAATGGCGGTTGTCTAAGCGCAAGGATTTTTCAGGATATTTTAAGTTGTTTATCTTAACTCATTTGCGGGGAAGAGTTTTGGAGTAGTATTTGAGTTGGAGAAAAAGGGTCAAGAAGCGATTTAAAGTAGTCTGTTGACAGTTTTGTCCTGAATAGGTATAAATTCCCCAGCATGCGGTTTTTTCCGCTTTGCAATAAACCCGGCTCCCCAGCCGGGTTTTTTCGTTTCTGTCTTACTGTTTTTCATTACTCCATCACCTGTACTTGGCGGCGTTCTTGTGGGCGTCGTTTTTTTATTCCTTAGCTCTGCGAGCGGAAATTCATGAATTGCAATCTGCAACGATTCGCCTATGGGCCTGAAGCTACATTGGGGCGGCTGAGAGTGCGCGACTGTGTGTTTTATACGGTAGAGCGCCCGTGGTTGGGTAATCGTCCGTTCGAGAGCTGTATTCCTGAAGGGGTTTATTCCTGTAATCCGTATAACTCACCTAGGTTCCCCAATGTGTGGGAGCTTCAGGAGGTTCCTGGCCGTACAAAAATATTGATCCATACCGCTAATTATTCGGCGGATGTGCAGGGCTGTATTGGTATTGGTTCTGGCCTGGCTCCCGGTGGCTGGTGGGTGATGCAATCCCGTAAGGCAATGCAACGGTTGCGAGAGCTGCTGCCCACCGAGTTTGATCTGACAATTACACACTATGTGCCGGAGTATCCGTGATGGGTATTTGGTCTGGAGTTAAGGGTTTATTTGCTGGCCCCGAGTCTGCGGGCAAGGTGCTGGATGCCACTGTAAATACCGTGGATGCGGTATGGTTTACCAATGAGGAAAAATCCCGTTGGTATCTCAAGTACCTGGAGGCAACGCAGCCTCAGAACCGGGCACGGCGATTAATTGCCTTTTTGGTGACATTTGTTTGGGCGTTACTAGTTTTATTTATTGCAGCGGCCATGGCTTTTAAGGCGCCTTTTGTAGCAGACCTAAAGGGCCTGCTGGTTGATGTGGTTGTGCAGCCTTATAGCATCATCATCGGCTTCTATTTCGTGAAGTCGTGGGTGAGTGAGGTTAAGCGGTGAACACTGTAGCTCAAGAGGCAGCGAGGGAAGCCATGGTTCAGAAGGTCGCCAGTGCAACCACTACGGTTGCTGCGGGTACAGCGGTAGTCGGTGGATATGCAGCACAAGAGTTATTGGCGGTGGGTGGTTTCTTGATTGCTTTGAGTGGGTTCATTGTGAATTGGTATTACAACCATAAGCGCTTGAAGCTGCAGGAAAGGCAGCAGGACGGGGACGATGGACGTTAGTGTAAAGCTGGATACTTCAAAGTTTGATCGGGCATCTGCTGAATTAAAAAAGCAGTTACCTTATGCCAGTTCGGTTGTCCTAAATAACGTGGCCTTTCGTATACGGGGAGAAGAGCGCTCAGCGATGGGGCGGGTATTTAAAAACCCGGCAAAGTTAACGCTGAACTCTGTATTGGTAAAGAAAGCCACGAAGCGTTCTGGCATTGCCAAAGTCTTTATCCGTGATCAGGTTTCCAACGGTACAGCCCCTAGCAAATATCTAGCCCCATCGGTCATGAATGTGAACCGGAACGACAAGCGCTTTGAGCGTGCCCTTCGGCACATAGGTGTCCTGCCTGCTGGTATGTATGTGGTGCATGGTGAGGCGGCGAGATTAAACAAGCACGGGAATATATCGGTCGGAACCTATAAAAAAATCCTGGCTGAACTACGGGGTAACCCTGGCTCTACAAGTGGGGCAGGTAGTGCGCAGGGTAAGAAGGGGAAATATTTCGTTGGCAAAGTTAATGGTGTCTTAGGCGTTTGGAAGAGGGCAGGCGGTAAGCGCCGGCCAACGGTTAAGCCCATTCTGATATTCCTCAAGGGGAAGCCAGACTACCGCAAGCGATTCCCTTTTATTCGAATAGCTGAAGGCATAGCACGGCGCCACCTTCCGATAGAACTTGATAAGGCCATGGACCATGCGATTGCGACCGCAAAGAGACGTTGAACGGGTCCTCCTGACGGGGCCAGCACACGGGTAATTCGAACCGTGTTCTTTTAACAGATATCTGAAATTTCCTAGGGGGTTATACCTTGGCTGGTGATATCTCTCTTGATGATCAGGCCACTCAGTCTGGTTTTGCCCGCCTGGTTGGTGCTACTCAACCTGCTATTGCCAAACACTACAAGGCAGAGGTTTTTACCGTAGGTGCCAGTTACAAAGTTTGGCTTCATGAATACTACGAGCGACTGCGAACCGAGGCCGCAGGCCGCCAGGCGAATGAGGCCCGAAACCGTCGCGATATGGCGCAGGCGGTTGAATCTGAGGCGAATGCCCAATTAAAAATGCGCGAGCTGTACAAGCAGGATCAATTAATTCTGGATATTGAGTCTGTACGCAAGGCGATGGTGGAATGGTCCACCGTTGGAAAGAATGAATTTATAGGAGCGGTAGAGAGCATCATTATTGCTATCGAAAGTCAGTATGCCATTACCGTCAACAGAGAACCCCTACAGCCAAACATTGAAGCTGCCCTCAGAACTATTGGCGGTTACGAGATTGAATTTACAGAGGCTGGTGAAGGAGGTACGCCAGACCTGGATACCGCAGCCTAAAATTCCGCTGATTGAGTGGTTGCCAGAAAATATCAAGTTGCCATCCGAAGATAGCGATAACGCGGGGTACTACCGAGTAGATTTTGTGCCCTATTTCTGGGGCGTAATGCACGCGCTCGATAGCCAAGTCTCCTGGATGGTTGTAATGCAAAAAGCGGCGCAGATTGGCTGGACGGTATTGCTAGCGGCAGATATCTGTAAGGTGGCGGTGACTGATCCCGCGCGGGTATTGATGCTCTTTCCAAAGGATTCAAAAGGCCAGAATTTCATGGACGAAAAGTTCGTGAAGATTGTTGAGGGCTCGCCGAATGTAGCGCGTGTGATTGATGTCTCCACCAGTCGCAAGCTGGGGAACAGATCTACCAGAAAAGTATTCCCTGGCGGGGAAGTGCGTACTGTGGGTTCTAATTCCGTCTCTAATGTTAAATCCACCACTGCCAAGCGTGGTTATGTAGAAGAGCCCGACGATACTAACAAAGACGTCGGTGATCAGGGCGATTCCATTCGCCACCTGCGCGAACGCCTAAAACGGATGCGCAATAAGAAATTGATTATTGGCGGCACGCCGGCGGTTGCTGATCTTTCCCAAGTGGAGCACTACACCAAGCTCGGCACAATGCGCGTGCTACCGGTTACCTGTCACGACTGTGGTGAGTCCCATGTACTGGACTGGGAAAACGTTAGTTGGTTGGAGAAAGAGGGCGGCACACCGCACCCGGTATTCGGCCTGAATCAGCCAGAAACCGCCGTTTATACCTGTCCTAAATGTGGTAGTGCCTGGGATGACTACCGCCGCCAGGCCAATATCCTGCAGACCTGTAAAACCGCGCGGGAAAACGGCGATGACTTTGCCGGCTGGTTCAAAACCCAATGCGGCGAGGACTTTGCAGAGGATGAAATCGAACCGATAGAAACCTTTATGGAGCTATCAGAGCTTTATGTGTGTATCCCGGGTACTGGCTTGGCGGAGGTCGTCAGGGATTTCTTGGAAGCCGAACACGAAGCCAAAAGCGGCGATGAATCTGCACGCATCGTGTTCCAAAACAACAAGTTAGGCAGGCCCTATAAATATGCGGCCAACCGGTTGCTGGATCATGAAAAACTGCAAGAAACTGCGGAAGACTATCCAGAGCTATTTTGTCCGGCTGGTGGGTTGCTGGTTACTGTCGGTATTGATGTTCAGCATGACCGCCTCGCCATCACTATCCGCGCATTTGGTCGCAATGAAGAAAGCTGGCAAATGTACTGGGGCGAAATTGATGGCGACACGGTAGATAAGCGCGATAGCTGCTGGGATGCCTTGGACAAGTTAGTTTTCCAAGGCTTCAAGCATGAGCGCTTTGGTGAGATTTACGCATCTGCAGTCAGTATCGATTCCTATGATGGTACTACCAGCGGCGCGGTGTATGAATGGGTAAGAACTAGAGAAAGAAAATATCGCCGCGTCCTAGTGATGGCAATTAAGGGCGATAGTAGAGACTTTGGCAGCAAAGAAATATTTTCACATCCAAGGAAAGCAGAGGTTAGTAACCCAACGCGCACTACTAAAGCCGATCGCCATCAAG